ATTATATATCTAAAAAATAAAAGTCCGCCGAAATAAAATCCGGCGGACTATTTCTATATAATTCTGAAAAAATTAATAGACCGATTAACCTAATTTGGTTAAAATATCCTTCAGGAGAGCAAGGTTTTCAGGATTGCCTAACTTCTCCTGAATTGCTTCAGCGTCAAACTGAACATCTTCTAAATCTGAAGTTATACCACGAATAATGCCTCGCGCGGAATTAGAATATTTATATACAGAATCTACAACCTCATTTACTGAATCCATAACAATATCCCACAGCCCGGTTACTCTAGTAGCATCAGCTACTGCGTCAATAATTTTATTGGCATATAAATAGTCATAAATTTCACAAATATCTGCGTCTTCATAATCTGGAACTTCAACATTTGAGCAAGCTAATACCATTTCAACCTCACTCACTATCTTAACACGGCAGGGGTTACAATAATCATGTTCATCAACTGATCTATTAACAATCCGAGAAATTAGCTGCAAAAGATCATGAGTTGGCAGCCAAGTCTTTATTAAAATCCCTTTGTCGTCTCCAATGCGACGGCAAACTGTATTATTAAAATCCGGTTCTTTTCCGATTTCTTTATAATTAATCTTATTTTCAAAATCCATAAGTAGATTTCCTCCTTTTACTCTTATCTATATTATATCATAAAAAATTTAATGAGTCAAATTTTTTATGAGTGTATCTACAGCTTTCTCGATCACTTTCTTATCTCCTCCTCGCGCGGCGGCCGCGGCGCAGTCCTCCACTACGGGAGTACACAGTAGCAATAAATTCTTTACTAAAGTGACATTGTCCACAGGAGAATTCTATGTGTCTATTAAATAGTCTAACTAATTAAATAAATAATTCATAGTGCGTGCAGAAGTAATGCCTAAATTTAACATATAATGTTTATCTTGTATCCCCTATCCCGCGAATTTATCATCTCCAACAGTCAAATTCACATATTTAACAGATGTATTACCGATATCACCTGTTAATGTCCATGGAGTCTAGTCCTTTTTACGGGCAAAATACATTTTCTATAATTCTCGATTAAAAGTAATTGTATCAAAGATACCTGTTCCATCTGCAGCTCGTTTATTATGATTAATATATTTATAGTGGGCTTCAAATACCTCCATGCCATAAGCTGGATATTTTGTACCACCATTCCGGAATAAAGCATTATCTAAAAAATCATCAATATGCTCCCCCAACGAATGTTGATACTTTAGCTCTTTTTCCTTTAACTATATAGCTTTCTCCTATTCATCGTATAATAGTTTCATATTATGTCGAATTGCGCCTAGTCTAGCGCCACGTTTCTTCGACACTTGCGCAGTAGTATACTTTAATAATTCATCTTCAGAAACTTCTAAGCGGCGATATTCTTTCTCACCGACTTTCATATATATAGCATAATCTATGGGCGTTCCTCGAATAATAGCCTATATTTCATTTAAAATCTTATAAGCCTAAGATAAAGAAGCCTTATTATTTATCAGCTAATACTGCAATCCTCTTTGCTGCTGTGCAAACATTGAATAGCCAGTAGCTTCTCGCTACCAGCCCGACCGACGCATCTGTTTAATGTTATCGCCTACGGATTTTTTCATTAAAAGTTTTAATTCATCAACTTTACTCTATATTTTTAACTTTAACTATTCCTATAAATAATTTGTCTCAGGTAAGCTCCCACCTTGCAATCCCTGTAAAGCTGCTTCAGTAGCCGCTTTAATTACTGAATCATATTCTGCGTTATTATAAAAACTAGCATATATATCCGTATGCGTTGACCCTCTGTTAACTTTCATAGCTCCTCCCTCCTCTCATAACAAAAATAAGGGGAGAGTTTTGTTTAACTCTCCCCTTATAAAATTTAAATCTCTTCCTATTCTGCCCTAGTAAGAATATCAATATTCTTAATCCTATCCTCAGAAACAGTTTTCTTCGATTTTGCGACCTTTTTTTCTACGATTACTGGCGTCTCACTTTCAACTTTCGCAACTTTAGGGAGCGAACGTCTGTGATTAGTAATACGCATTAGTCAAACTTCAGATCGTCTGCAGCGGCATGGATGGTCGAAGTACGAAGAAGCTTGTCATCAGCGCCGCCATCTTCGATAATCTGAATCGCCGCAAGAACTTTCTTCTCTTTATTAAAGCGAGTATAATCCGGGAATGCATCCATCGTGAAAGTAAAGGTCGAAGGATCACCAGAACTGGCCATGGTGAATGTAAAGTTGGACTGGATCTTGCAGTTAGGAATAATGAATTCAGCTGGCATATCAACACCGTCGGTATTACGGAACAGAGTTGAAGCCTCGAGGTAATAGTTACCACCGAACTTATCAGCAGTGATCTCAATCTGCTGAGCATTAGAAATCTTCTTAACATAATAGTCAACAAGCACAACCGCACCAGCCTTAAAGTTTGCTAACTTATGAGCAGCACCGTCGCCCTCTTCATCACGAATGCTGTAATTAGGATTACGATCACTATCAGCAGCGATCTTAATCTTATAACCCTCAGTTTCAGAACCGCCCTCGACTAAAGTAGCAATATAAGGCTCAGTGCTCACCTCACCACGATCATCAAGCAGCATGACATAGATGAAGTCTTCACCGGCGTTAGGAATTGCAGGTTCTTTGCTAATTGTAATAGTAACACTATTGGATTCATTAGTAAAGTTAGCTTCCTCACCATCAGAGGCATCCTTTAAAACAAGCTGCTCGGTACTATGGACATAGATAGGAGCCTTGTTAGAAGCCTCGATAAGACCAGCGCCAGAAAGAATCATGAAGCCAGCAGGCGAAATAAGAGCATCTTCCATGGTAAAGGTTACAGTTCTTTCACCTTCCCACGCCACGAGTCTAGCGTTACCACGTCCGCCTTGAGCATAAACCGTAGTCGCAGCACCCTCAAGAGAACTAGTCTTTAAACTATCAAAATAAATAACAGGCTCGTTTTTATAGAAAATCTTGTTGCCGATCTTTTGAGTAGCCTTCGCACGAAGAACGACATCGCAGATCTCACGTACGCCAAAACGCATATATTTTTTCCTCCTTTAAAATTAATAGAATTTTTCTCTTTTTCGGAGAAGGAATAACCCTGAGTCATTCCTATAGATATAATTGCTAATTCTTAAAGTATCACGATTACCCTTTAGGCGCATAATACTTCTGCCACCATCAAAATAACCACGAATAAAATCTGATAAATACTCTTTTGGCACTTTGCCCCTAAAGCAATTATATCATTATATATAACTACACAGGTGTGTAATGTTATATCAAACAATTTAATGAATATCTTTCATCCAATTTTCCGGCTCTGAATTTGGCGTTCCGCCGGCAAGCCGGGTCTTTATATTTAAATCCCACTCGATAAGTAAGTTATAACGCTATATAAGGTCATAAATTTGATAAATGGTGAGATTTAATACACTTTGTAATGGCAACCCCAAACCCGTAGTAAGAATAGAAATATAACGTCCAAACACGCTTCCATCGCCTTCTTTTTTCTGCGCGGCGACACGCTACCGTGCGCGCATAAGCTTGTCTGCGATTTCCTTGGCTTTGAGTGACTAAGGATTAAATGATCCCTGCGGCCCAGCCAATGTCGATGTTAAACAGGCTAATTGCGCAACAGCATTCTAGAAAGCGTCAAAATTGTCTTCATCAATTAAAGTGCTGCCATGAGACGCATCCCCCGCAATCATTATTGAACGCGGAGTAAGTATACATTTATTATTTGGCAACAGTAATTTGAGAACCTCTCCTACAGCTTCTTTCT